GATACACCTGCATACTATAATAACTATGTAGGTGGTAAGTTCTATAGACCAGTGGAAGAATACTATGATAGAGAGTGATAACCTATATGATTTAAGTGCAGATGTTACAACTAATTCTTTATACGATCTAACAGATAAGGATGGGCATAGGTCTTTATATATTTCTGTTGTCCTTCAAGCTCTATTAGATTTATCTAAGCCAGCAAGTAACAGTGAAGCTAGTTCAGTTCAAGTACATAGAGATCAAGCACACTCATGGATCTTCAAAGAGGTTGGTGTTACTTGCCAAGACTTTGAAGAGATATGTTTCTATGCAGGATTAAAACCTGGCGTAATAAGAAAGTTTGCTTCTAATGTAAGTAACTCAGAGGATACAAGTAATGTCAGAAGAAAGTTCCAAGCCTTGCTCTAAAGCTCTACGTAAACAAATAGGTGGAGATCATTATAAAGATTGTGGTATACAACCAGTAGAATATATACATGCAAATAAGCTTGACTACTTCGAAGGTAATGTGGTAAAATATATAACTCGACATAGAACCAAAGGTCAAGGTAAAAAAGATATAGAGAAAGCTATTCACTACGCACAACTAATCTTAGAATTAGAATATAAAGGAAAATAATAATGTTCAAATCAAACCGTAACCCTCAGTTTAGATCAAAGTTTAGTGAAGATATATTCAATACTAAGTATGCACACGAAGGTGCTGAAACATTACATGAGTTAGCTTCAACTCTTGTTGAAGATGTATGTCAAAAGAACTTAAGCCGTGATGACAAAGAAGAACTTATAGATCACATTGCTAACTTAAGGTTCCTGCCGGGTGGACGCTACCTTTATTATGCAGGTAGAGATAAGAAGTTCTTTAACAACTGCTACCTTCTTAAAGCAGAAGAAGATACGAGAGAAGATTGGGCTAACTTATCTTGGAAGTCTGAGTCTTGTCTCATGACAGGTGGTGGTATAGGTGTAGACTATTCTGTGTATAGGTCTGAAGGACAAACCCTTAAGGGTACAGGGGGTACAGCATCTGGTCCTATACCTAAGATGGAGATGATCAACTCCATAGGTCAGAAGGTTATGCAAGGTGGTAGCCGTAGGTCTGCTATCTATGCTTCACTTAATTGGAAGCATGAAGATGTGAATAAGTTTTTAGTATCTAAGAACTGGGCTGATATGCCAGTAGGTACAACAGGTCAGACCCTCTTTGATATTAAGAAAGATGACTTCAACTTTCCTGCACCTATGGACATGACAAACATCAGTGTCAATTATGATACTGAGTGGTTGCTTAATTACTGGGAGAAAGGAGAGATAGGGAATGTCTTTAAGTCTAATTGTAGCCAAGCTCTTAAAACAGGGGAGCCGGGGTTTTCGTTTAACTTCTTTGAGAAAGAAAATGAAACACTACGAAATGCCTGTACTGAAGTCACATCAGAAGATGACAGTGATGTATGTAATTTGGGTAGTCTTAATTTTGCTAGGATTGATGACCTTAATCAGTTACAACAAGTCGTACAGCTTGCAACCAAGTTCCTCCTCTGTGGTACAACCAGAGCGCAGCTACCTTACCAAAAAGTCTATGATGTTAGGGAAGCTAATAGACGTTTGGGCTTGGGACTTATGGGGTTACATGAGTGGCTCATCCAACGTAACAACAGATACGAAGCTACCCCAGAATTACACAGATGGTTTAAAGTCTACGAAGCAGAGTCAGATAAAACAGCAAGAAGCTTCTCAAAGACGTTGGGAATCTCACGTCCAGTGGCTGTTAGAGCCGTAGCTCCTACAGGTACAATAGGTATCTTGGCTGGCACATCTACTGGTGTTGAGCCTATCTTCTCTGTTGCCTACAAGCGTAGGTATCTCAAGAACAAGCGTTGGCATTTTCAGTATGTCGTAGACAGTGCTGCTCAAGAAATGATAGAACTATATGATATTAAACCAGACAAGATTGAGTCTGCTCTTGATCTTGCCACAGACTATGAACGTAGACTAAGCTTCCAAGCTAACGTGCAAGAGTATGTTGATATGTCTATCTCCTCTACTATTAACTTACCTTCTTGGGGTACTGAGAATAACAACGAGGATAAAGTAGATGAGTTCTCTCACACATTAGCTAAGTATGCTCATAGGTTACGTGGGTTTACCTGCTACCCTGATGGGTGTCGAGGTGGTCAACCTCTTACTACTGTCTCTTATGCTGAAGCTATTGAGAAGTTAGGTGAAGAGTTTGAAGATAATATTCAAGCACATGACATCTGTGAGATCAGTAATTCAGGTGGAGTATGCGGAGTTTAACATGAAAAAAAGCTTGCCAAGAAACAAAAAGTGTAGTATAATATAGTATGGAATGCCAATCAAGGGTTCCATATTATCTTGCTTTAAAGGAGAACACTATGAACTACACATTAACAACTAACAGACCTAGAGCTATGTCTGATTTTCGAAACTACAAAGATTGGGTTATTGGATACGATAAGATATTTCAAACCATGTTGAACTCTACTGCGTCTTCAACTACCAAGCAACCTAACTATCCCCCACATAATTTAACAGAGAACAGCGAAGGCAAGTATACTATTACTATAGCTGTAGCTGGTCTTGATAAAGAAGATATAAGTATCTCTCTTGAAGAGCAGAACCTTACTATCTCTTATGAGAGTAAGTCTGCTGAAGAAGATACTACAATGCTTTATCAAGGTATTGCTCATCGAAGTTTTAGTAAGGTGTTTCATCTTGCAGAAACTATAGAGGTTAAGGATGCTATCATGAGCAATGGTTTAATTGTTATTGAACTGGAACAGAATATACCAGAGCATAAGAAACCTAAATTAATTAAACTTAAATAAAGGAAATACTAATGAGTATTAGTAAGGAGAAGAAAGTCAACACAGTTTTTATAGGATATGATCCTAAAGAAAAGGTTGCAGCCCAGGTTCTAAAATATTTAATTGAAGCTAATTCACCAAAGGATATTATAGTTAGGTTCCTACGTAAGGATATCTTAGAACATATGAATATGTTTAACAGACCTTATGAGATGGTTAATAATCAGATGATTGATTCGATAGATCAGAAGCCATTCTCTACTGAGTTTACCTTCACTCGCTTTCTAGTACCTGCTTTGATGCAGTACGAAGGGTGGGCATTGTTTATGGATTGTGATATGTATCCCAGAACAGATATCAATGAGATATTTGAAGAGTACAACGATGAGTTCTATCCTTTGTACTGTGTTAAGCATGAGTATGAACCAGAAGATAAGTTCAAGATGGACGGCAGAGAGCAGACTAAATACAATAGAAAGAACTGGTCTAGTCTAATGCTATGGAACTGTGGTCATGAATTGAATAGAGAGCTTACACCTTTTATGGTTAATAATAAAACAGGTAACTACCTACATACTTTTGGTTGGTTGCCTAATAAGAACAGTGCTATTGGTGGGATGACAGAAGAATGGAACTGGCTTGATGGTCACTCTGATGCTTCTATTGATCCTAAGATGGTACACTTCACTACAGGTGGTCCTTGGTTTAAGGAGTGGAAATGTAAGCGTGAAGTTGATGGACTGATGGCAGCAGAATGGAATGGTGATTATTCTTACCTCACATTACATGGAAAAGTAGATGAATTATAAAGTAGTAACAGCATTTGATGAGAACTTACTAAAGCATAGTACCTTTCAGTTATTAAATGAGTTCAAAGAAAACTGGGAACCAGCTATAGAATTTCATTGTTACTACTATGACATAGATCTAGCTAACTATTCCCTTCCTAAAGCTAAGAACATTTTCTATCATAACTTAGTGGAGATGGAAGAGTTCAAACAGTTTAGAACTGAGTTCCCTCAACACAATGGTACTGAGGGAGGTGCTATACAATACAATAACATCCTTGATGCACAAAAGTATATGCCTAAAGTTATGGCACTAACTGAGTGTGCCTTTGAGAATGTAGATAGCTGGTTGATATGGGTTGATCCTCTGGCAATGAACACTAAAGATATATCACGTCTGGTTTTAAACAACCTATTCCCCGAACATTCTGATAAGATTGATCTGATAACTCTTAAAGACCAGAGCTATTTCATGGCCTTCAATTTATCTAGGTCAACCCCTGTTGAATTATTAGGCGATCTACGTGGTGCTTATACATCAGGTGAGTTCTTAAACTATAGAGAGTGGCATGATGTCTTTGTCTTTGATAGATTAAGAACTATCTATACTGCTCATGGTATGCATGTTCATGAGTTCACAGAAGATAATTCACCTATTGGTGAGTTTATTGTGGATATGTCAGACAAGAAGAACTTTGCTCTGAGAAACAAAGAAGGCAATCGTATCTTTGCATTGTCTGAGACAGAGACTACTGGTGACATACTACCTAATAGATACAAGCAGCTTGCTGATCTCATACGTTATTATAAACCTAAGACAATCCTGGAAACAGGTACTTGGAATGGTGGTAGGGCTATTGAGATGGCACTTGCTGGCTTTAAGAACCATGATGCCATACACTACATAGGCTTTGATCTCTTTGAAGATGCTACTGTCCACACAGATCATGAGGAATTTAATGTCAAGCCTCATAATACTATGGAAGCTGTAGAGAAAAGGTTCACTGAGTTTGCTGATCACATGAAGGAGAAAGAAAATAAAACCTTTACCTATGAATTAACCAAAGGTAATGTAAGAGAAACACTTGATAAGTTTGTCAAGACTGAAGTGTTAAATGAAGTAGACTTTGCTTTAATGGGTAGTGGCAACAGTGTAGTAACTACCAAGATAGAATACGAAGCATTTAAAAATATACCTATAGTTATTGTTGATCATTTCTTTACTAAAGAAAGTGATGAAGATGAGACTATGCCACCTGAAAGATATCATGGAGCTAAGAATGTATTTGATAATGTCAAAACGAAGATGGTTAGTAAAGAAGAGGAGGATACGGATGGCTGGACAGTCTTTGAAGAAGAAGATAGCATACGCAAATACATTCTGCCCTCACAAGATAAAGTGGCTGGTGGTGGTCATACTCACCTTGTACTTTTTCTTCATGATACCACTCTAGAAAACATACCGAAGGAACTAAAGAGTGTTCCTATTATTGTACACCCTAGAGATTGTGTACCTAGAGATTATATTAACAACAACATCAAGAGTAATATGACCTTGATTGATCCTGAGAAGTGGGTGACAAAGCATGATGCCCATAGAGGGAAAGCTATCATGGTTTCTGCTGGTCCTTACCTTGACTACAAAGAGCTTAAGAAGTTTGTCAAAGATAATCCAGATGCTAAGATGATGGCAGTTAAACATGCCTATCCTCACTTATTAAAGCATGACATTATACCTTGGGGATGCATCCTCTTAGACCCTAGACCTATTACTGGTAAGTCTACCCACAACATAGTACGTAAGGATCTATTCAAGAAGGTAGATTTAAATACTAATTTCTTTCTTGCTTCTATGACTGATCCTTCTGTTACTAACTTCTTCATAGACAAAGGAGTTAAGTTATTTGGCTGGCATGCCTTCACTGATTCTCTCAGAGCAGAGAATGAACAAGGCCAGAAGATACAGAACCAGCAGGTAAAGATATCCGAAGAGTTAGGCATACCTCAAGGTGCTACCATGATCACAGGTGGTACTTGTGCTGCCATGAGAGGCATTGGTATGCTACATACGATGGGCTTCAGAGATATACATCTCTTTGGCTTTGACTGTTGCAGAGATGAGCCTACCAAAGAAGAACTTACTGAGACTACAGGTGACATCGAAGGTGGTGAAGTACCAAAGCCTAAGTATATACAGGTAACAGTTAAAGATAAAGAGTACTGGACTACAGGTGAGCTACTTGCTATGGCTCAAGATTGTGAGAAAGTATTCTGTGATGATGGTCTTGAGAATGCCTTAACCTTTCATGGTAAAGATACAATGGTTTCTAATTTGTGGGACATATCCCAAGCAAAAAGAGATAGACCATTGTTTGAAGGATATTACAAATGAATGACATAAAATATGATTCAAAGTTAAGCAGGAAGAAACCATCAAAGAGATATAAGAAACTGCTGGAAGAATATATTAAGATGCATTCTTCTGGTAAGGGAATGTTTAATGGTAAAAGTTTAACTAAGTTTATCTACATCATTGATAACTTCTTAAAGAGTAATAACTGTAAAACTTTATTAGACTATGGTGCTGGCAAAGGTACTCTCTATACTGAAAAGTATGCTGAGTTACTACCAGAGTTAGGTAAACCTCTGAAAGAATATTGGAATCTTGAGATAGCAGATCGTTATGAACCTGCGCTACCTGAGTTTAATCAGTTGCCTTATAGACCTTATGATGCTATCATATGTACTGATGTCCTTGAACATGTACCTGAGAGTGATCTAGGATGGGTAGTAGACGAACTAATTGAACGTGCAGATAAGATGCTCTTCTTAAATATAGCTTGTTATCCTGCACTTAAAACATTTGCTGATGGAAGCAATGTACATATCTCTGTCTTTCATCCTAATACATGGATAGACTTTTTCTGTGACAGAATCAAAGGCCGTCCTTTATCTATCTATCTTTTCTTTGATGTCATGAATGAGAATAATAAGAAAGTTACTCTGGAAGGCTTTAAGATAGACAACAAGCCAAGAGTAATACAACTTAAACAACAGGAGGTAGAGTAATGTTAGGTATAGCTGAGTCAGTCATAGGAGTAGCAGGTAAAGTCCTTGATAAGTTTGTCGAAGACAAAGACCTTAAGATTAAGTTAGCAGCAGAGCTTAAGACACAGATGGTGTCATTAGATCTAGCTCAAGCACAAGCAAACATAGAGCAAGCCAAGCATCCATCTATATTTGTTGCTGGTTCTAGGCCAGCTATCATGTGGATATGTGCCTTTGCTCTAGGTTGGCAGTTCATCTTTGCTCCTATTATATCTTGGGGGTTGGTGATCTGGTATCCAATAGTTACACTACCTAGCTTGCAGACAGCAGAGCTTACATCCTTAGTGATGGCTCTCTTAGGACTAGGTGGTATGAGAAGCTTTGAGAAGTCCAAAGGCGTTCAACGGAATAACATGAACAAACGATGATCAACCTGACTGACAATGCTGACATACATCTATCATCTATTATAAATGAGAATGATGGTCCATCTATTAGACTAGCTGTTAATAGTGGTGGATGTTCAGGCTTTACTTATGATTGGCAGTTGACTAGCTCAGAAGAAGTAGGTGATCATGTTATTGATCTTGATTCAGGTAGACTTCTTATTGATAGTGTGTCTATACTATACCTAGAAGGTATGACCATAGACTATAAGAAGGATATCTTTGGTCAGAGATTAATGATAGATAATCCTAATGTTAAATCAATGTGTGGTTGTGGTGAGAGCTTCCAAGTATCATGATTAAAAAGTTTATCAAATGGGTAACAGCTAAACTAGCTGGACAAGAACCTATTAAATATTTAACAGGTAAGAAGAATGACAAACATAATTGAGAAGATGACTCCTACTCTTACCTTTGATTGGTATGTTAAGTGGATAGCTTCAGTCCTTTTAATTATAGGAACTATATTAACCAGTAATAATATCTTTCCTCTTAATTTATATTTCCATTCTATTGGTTTGTTTGGATGGTTTATTGTATCAATTATTTGGAATGATAGAGCCTTACTTGTAATCAATGCTGTATCACTGGCTATATTAGTAAATGGAATGGTAGCAAATTATGTTAAATGAAAAACAAGAAAAGTTTGCACAGTCTTATGTCTTACATAACAATGCAACTGAAGCTGCAAGAGCAGCAGGTTATGCAGCATCATCAGCAGCTAACCAAGGCTATCGATTACTTCAGATAGATGAGATTGTAGAAAGAATACGTATACTTGAACTTGAATTGGAGACTAATGTAGATGTCATTGATGAATTGGAAAGTCAGTATGCATATGCTAAAACAAATGGACACACTAATAGTGCAATCAAAGCTCTTGAGTTACTATCTAGAGTACGTGGTGCTAACTCTGATGTTAATCCTAATCTAGATTCAGAGACACTTGAAGGTGCTATCATAGGATGTCTTAATGTTTTAGGTGAAGATGTGGTATTAGGCATGTTAGCTAAGTGTAACTTCGCAGATAGCCTGTTTTCAGAGGAAGATCTAGAAAATATAGAGGTAGAGAGCGTCATAGAGAGCGTTACAGAGGATTCTCTGGACCCTACCTACCCGGAAGATACTACTTCCTCTGTATGAGGCTTAAAACAGCACACAGAGCATTTAGCTATTTATAGCTCCATATCCAAGGTCTAGGGTGTGTATCACTGTTCTCCATCGTATCAATGTGTATG